CGCTTAGCATACGTTTCGAGCAATTCGTGATCAGTGCGTGTGCTCACACTTTTGCGGTTGAGCTTGATGCTGGCGCTTTGCTTGATTGGTTGAATTTCACATACGATACCGCCGTTCTGGTCACACCAGTCACGTAGCTGTTCTTTGATCTCGTTCCATTTTGGATACTCATCGGCCTTCAAATGAACGCGTAGCTTTAGCAAGTCGCCTTCATTAAATTTTTCAACGTAACGGTCTAGACGAGCAGTGTTCTTTACTTCAATAATTCGTTTCTGTGGTCCAGAAGTAGGTTGGGTATCGATACAGAGTCGATTTTGAGATCGCCGTAGCATGCGAATACATGGTGTGAATTTATCTCCGAAGCGGATAGTGTACGGGGCACCGCAATACGTTACCGGTCCAACTTGTTGAGGAACATGGATATCACCGCTAAGCACTGTTGCCTTTTTAGGGAATATCGATGTAGGAATGCCCTGCATACGTTTACCGCTTTCGCTTACGGCACCTTCAAAGGCATTGTGGCAGAAAATGTAACCAGCAAGCGGATCGGTAGTGTACAACGCAAACATACTGTGCTTCCAATCGCGCTCGTAGTTGCGTGTGTGCGGTAAGAATAAGCACTCGCCTAGTTCACCGAGCTTGAGCGGTGTCGGTTTATTAATCCAGAGAACATTCTCCAATAAGCTAACGAATTGGAAAAACGGCGATGTTGGGTCTAAGCAATCGTGATTACCACGTAGAATAATTACCTTACAAATATTTGAGTAAGTGTGCAGGTAGTTAACAACTGCGTTTACGAGTTCTGACCGATGGCGGTCTTTCTCATCGGTCAGATCACCTAAGATAATCAGATACTTTGGCTTGTATTGTTTAAGAAGTTTGGGTAACTGCGAGCGCATGAAGTCATGACGATAACTGTCACGACTGTTATCGTTCAAATGCAGATCCGCAGTTACCAAGGCTGTGTATTGCATTGGACACTCAAGTTTTTACTTCGGTTTTGGGAATAGTTGTTTTGTTACGTGGAACCGGCATAATTGCATGGATACCGTGTAAGGCAAACGACTTTATCTGCCGATCCTCAAGGTCATAAGCTTCAAGTAGCCATTGATCCTTGGGGTGCCATTTGTTCTGCCCAAAGATAATGCCAATAGGACGGATACGGCGGATACGACGATTACCTTTCCAGTTAGTATAGTCGATTAGTACGTCCTCAGGCAATATCTCATTTGTATGGGGCATTGGAGTTGTGGCATTGCCCAAACTTTGCCCTTGATGGTGGAAATTGCGATTGTTGAGAACTACTTCACCGCTGAAAATGCTGTACGGAATCTCACCCGCTCTTGCTAAACGCACTACGGCCTTGTAAACATCACGCAGTTCATTCACTAACTCTACTTTGTTATCATAGAGTTTTGGCGGTTGTTCAGTCATATCTACACAACGCCAGCCGTGACGTTGAATTTTCATCGCGGCTTTGATTACCTCGGAGCACTCTTCGGCTAGGTAAGTCAGTCGTTCTACGGTTGCTGGTCCTAAACCGTTGAAGTGTGGTTTGATTGCGTCAGGATGAGGATAGTTCTTGAATTGTGGTTTTGGGGCGTTGTTATTGGAAGATGGCTTTCGGGTTAGCTCGAATGGCTTCCATAATATCTTGTCCTTCTTTGTGGAATTCGAGAATACGTTCGTCCACACTGTTCGGAACCATGAGATCATAGAGAAAAACCCTCCATTTCTGACCCTGGCGAATTAAGCGATGTTCCAATTGCTCACGATCAATACATGCTACAGGGCTTTCGTAGATGAAGCCGTAGTTAGCGACCTTCTGTAACCCATCAAGTGAGTAAGCGCCGATTTTGTTTTGTAGTATCATGAACCGGCACTCGGGGTCTTCTTGGAACTGCTCTTGTGCCTGACGTGAGTTTTTGGTGCCTGCCCACAACCATACGTGTTTCAGCTTGAGCTCCTTCAAGCGCTTACTAATTTGCTGAGCGCTCCAGGTAAACTCATAAAAGATTATTGCCTTACGATCTTCAGGTAATTCTTCGATCAAGTCCTGAAGTTTATCAAGTTTGGGGTTAACGCTAAACGCGATCTGTGCTCGCTCGCCATTGTCATCATTCTTAAAGCCAAGAAAACCTGACGTGATTTGACGCATACGCAGAAACAGGTTTTTGGTCTCTTGCCAATCGCCCTTGCTGCCTAACAGTGCCTTAGCAGCTTCTTTGTAGTAGGTTTGGCTTTCCTTGCTAAAGCTGACTGGTGCTCGAATGCGGTTGACCGATGGTAAATCTACACACTCTTTCGCAGCATAAGTAATGCTGCGATGCTGCATTATCCTCGTTAGTTCGGGCAGCATTTTCTTCTTGAATTGGAAGTTGTATGAGTATCTAGATTTCGCAAAATGGTTACGCGAACGTGAAAAGAATGCTTGTTGAAAGAAAGTCTTATGACCAAACGTTTCTGCTCGATCAATTATGAGATGTTGATTGTACATAAGCATAGGATCACGCCCGAATGGCCGTCCGGCAAGTGCATAGCGGATAGGTATATTCTTTGACATAAGTAGAGCCATTTTATGTAGTAACGATGTCGAGTGTCCAACCTTCGTGCTCTCATCAAGTACGAGCACACCGGTATCCTCGCACAACTCATCAATCATACTCTTAACTAGTAACAGACCCGTGACCTTGCGATTGCCACGTTTCTTTATCCCCTTAATACTACACATGGCAAGCGTACCCATATATGTAGAAAGTACGATGCCACGGTCGAAATTACGAAGTTGGTTCCACTTTTCTTCGCTTGAGCCTTCTAGTGCAATCATAGGCAAGCCGATATCATACTCACGATTTTGAGCTTCCCAAGTAGGGAATGCTTTATCACTGAGCACAAACACGAACGCTTTTTTGAAGCGCTCGACCTGCATCCAGTACTTGATAAGCTCTAAGGATAGCAGTGTCTTACCGGTGCCCATGTCAAGCCAGTAGCAGAATTGCGGATAGGCCACACCAAGGTAGAAAGCTACCTTTTGGTGCAGCCTCATTTTAGGATGCAGCTTAGGACGTGGATAAAGGCTGTTGATTAGTTTATCTACATCACGGTGCTCTAACTCTTTCAACCAGCGATGATCATCACGAGGCGCTGTGAGGTAGCGCTTTATTTCTGATTTTAAGATCATAGCTACACTAAGCCACTATCGTCTTCACCTTCAGCTTCGTCATCTTTTCTTTTTTCGCTAATTAACCTCATGTACTGCGGTGTTGCAAGAGCAGAGCGCACCATGTATTGGCCAGTTGGGTAATGCTGCACCAAACATACTACCATACCGACTTCTACGTCACGTGCATGCTGTAGTGTGAGCCGTGCCAAGCCGAACTTCTTTTCATCCTTAGTTTGTGAGTAAATCAGCACATTGTCGGCAGTGAATAGCTTCGACACGTCTTCGGCGACGTTTGCGCTTGTGATTTCCTTTCGTGTGAATGAATCTCGGTTAGTTTGCGTCGGGCAGAATAAGGCAAGGTTGCGTCTAATAGCAAGGCCGCGTAATTGCACGTATATCTCGCCTAGGTCTAGGCGATAGTTTTGGCGGCTCACCCGCATCAGGTCAGGGTAATCGATTATCAGAACATCAGGGTGAAACTCTTCATTCGAGGCTAGATTATCGAGGTAGTTCTCGAGCTGAGTAATGGTAAGCGTACCGGTAGGAAAGTCCGCTACGATCAGTCGGCTCAGCTTTTTCTTCCAAGGCTGGAGTAGCTGCTGTAGCTTTGATTTGATAGTTGGGTCATCAAGCGTCAGCTCGGGTGGATCAAGCTGAATTTGGGTCCAACCTACGGCGCGACCAGCATTATCCTCCTTAAACTCGGCACGTACAAACTTCTTCAGCCGAGTGGGTATACTGAACCAGTTCTGGTAGTAGCGTTGGAATACTTGATCCTGGTTCATTTCAAGTGACAAGTGCACAACGCGTGCGCCTTGCATTAAGCAGCTCCGAGCGACATGGATACACGACCAAGATTTACCAGTGTTCTTAGGTCCTAGGTACAAGGTCAAAGTGCCGGGTTTGAGCCGTAAGCCTGCTTTATCGAACTCGGTTATACCTATCGCCCATCCATCATCCACATAATCGAGAAAGCGTAATGACTCCGGTGAGCCAAAACGAATGCTTGGTTTTATCTGAGCAGGCTCATTGCGAAGGGTTTTGTGGAGTACCTTTTCGACTTCCTCAATGTCGAAGTCTTCACTACGTAGAACTATATCGACCGCTTCTTTGACACCAGCTTTCAGCAGTTGCCGTTTAGCAAATTTGATACCCTGCTCAACAACCCAATCCTTATTGAAGCCTTTCTTGTAAAGGCGAAGTATCTCTCGAGCTTCATGTTGGGCAGTTTTAAGGCGTTCTTCTTGTAAGGGCAGGTTTTCAACTAGGGTGGGTAGGTTTTTCTTTCCAGGCGGTTTACCCTTGTACTTGCTGCGGTACTCAAAGATTGCTTGAGCTAGGTCGCGCCGAACACCGTCAAAGTGTTCAGGCCGTAATTGCATGCCAAGTTTCGCACCATATTTCTTACTAAAGCATAGAAGTGCTAGCAGACACTGTTGCGTGTTACCTTTGAGCCTTTCGCTTGCCACGACGCAACCTCTTATTGCTTACAGATGGCATTTCTCTTCTAATGATTAGCGGTAATAAACCGGCATTGGCATAACCGGGAAATGAGCCATCTACGGCAGTAGGTAGTTTACGGATATTGATGAGTAGTTCATAGGGGCCGATGCCGAGTTCTTTATAATAGGGGTTGTCCTTCAGATGATTGTAGAGGCTGTTCACGAAAGTGTCAGCTATAAATTGGCGTTCAACTTCTCCCTTAGGCTTTACCTTTTCTTCTATCCAGCGCCTCACGATTTCGTTATCTTGTGGGTACTGTTTTAGTCGCTCGATCTCTCGTTTGATTACTGCCCAAGCATCAGCACGAGTACACAATCCACGCTTAACGCAAAATCGGCGCACGGCATCAGTGAGATAATCGTGCAAGTAATCTTCGGCTTCACGCTTTCGTGTTGGGGTTATGTTTGACTTGCTGAATTGGAGCGTTGCCTGCAAAGCTGTAATAAGTTCTTGTTTTTGCTCGGCAGGCAAACTGATAGCCTTGGCCTTGAGTTCTTCGAACGTCATCGTTTCTGCTCGATGAAATACTTGTCTAGGCCGAAGTGCGCTAGAACTTCTTTAGTTACATCGTCAAGCTTCTTCAAAACTTCCTCACGTAGCTGTTGCTCGCGAGCTTGACGTTCTTTTTCAGCTACATAGAGGTCATGCAGTGTTTGCCAATACGCGGCAACTGCTTTGCCCTTGATGCTTTCGGGGTCGAAATACCCTCGACCGTTACACATAGGGCAGGGACCAACGTTGGATAACTTATGGCCTTCGATGGGATCACGTTGATCAGTGTAGATTTTACCGTTGGTGCACTCAACAGGGCAGCGAACAGGAGTAGCTGTCATAGCAACCTCCAGAAGTAGGCTGAAATGAATAGTGCGAGCCAAGGCAGAGGGCCACATCCTTGGCTCGCACTTACAATCAGCACCCTAGCGTAGTGCGGGGGAGTCCAGCGGGTGCTGATCAACCATTAACATACCTTAATCAGGCTGATAAGCAAATGGCACTGATAATACCCGCTCAAATAGCCAGATTTCGCAAGCATGCTGGCCATAAACCCTTGCCAGTGCCTCAGTGCGTTTCAAACGGCCTTCTGTGAGTTTACTAGCAATGCCAAACGGGCAAATGAACAGAATGGGCAGCAAGTTTTGCTTAACTATTAGCAAAGGTTGTTTGTTGTAAGAACGCGCTTCCAACTGAACCGTTTTCCAGTATTTCACTAACGGCCCAGTTTGCGTCACGATGAACCGATCAAGCTGGATAGCTTTGACGTGTTTTGTTTCAATGTAGAAGTAATTGGTTAGTGTGTGTCCAGCTTCATCTACAGCACTAATATCGCCAGCCTGACTAGCGAGTATCTTACCCTTGCGCTTGGCAACGGTAGCTCGACCGCCGCTCATGGCTGAGCGCCAAAACACATCTTCGCGCTTGCCGTGTGTTACCCATAAGCTCAACAGGCGACACACTTTCCGTTCATTCGTTGCGCCTTTTTGAGATCCACCACCATGTTTCATTGGTCATTCTCGTTGTCATTACTTTGATCTGTATGGTTGCCGTTACTTTGAACCACGTTTCCTTGTGGATCAATGATAGTCGGCTTCACCTGAATGATTTTACTTTGTATATCCTTTTTGCTACCCACGTCAATCCACACCGGTGGATGCATACGACCAATGAGAGTTAGAATAATTGGAGCACCCTCTTTTAGTTTAAGCAAGTCAGCGTGTGACGGTAGCCAAGCACTCATCAATTGCACAAGGCCGTATTGATCAGCTACGGCGCGAATAGGTAAATCGACGCACTCGCCATACTTTTCTTTATCCCAATTAGGCGGAGCAGTCAACACATTATTGAAGCCCGCGATCTGTACAGGTTTCATGGCATCCTCCTAGTATTTCTTGCGTTCAGGTTCAAAACGGGCTTCGATCTCGTTCCAAGCCGCCTTCACAACCTTACGAACACGCTTGAGTTCTGCTCTATATTCCTTATTGCCTAATTTCTCAACACGGGTGATGTAGCTCTTGGCAGATTCACCATCAAGCAATTCTTTTGATTTCTTTACTGTTTCGAGCCATTCAACGGCTGAGGAGAGTTCATCAATACCGTACCCAAAGCGGACGGTGAACTCGCATTCTCTAAAAGCTGGCCCGATTTTATTCTTCGTACACTTTGCCTTGATGCGAATACCGATAGGCCGCTCAACACCACCGGCAGTCTTCTTAATTGTTTTGAGATGGCTCAGGTAAATAACCTGTGAGGCATAGAAGTCAAGTGCCTTACCGCCGCTGCGCCGATACTTATCCCCAAATGTGATACCGATTTTCTCCCGTACTTGTGAGATAATGAGCAGGTGCATGTTAGCTTCTTTGATTTTACGCACCAAACGACGGAAAAGCTGCCCAAGCTGTTTTTGTTTTTCCATGCCATAGCTGCCCTCATCGATACCACGTGAAAGCTCAGCGCGGCTTGATAAGGCATCAAGGCTATCGATGATGTAGAGACCGGGTACTTTTTCTTTGATACATTGATCGCACTTGGCGTTCAGGTCTTCGTAAATATCTTCAATAGTATCCCAAGGTGTGCCTAGACCTTCCTCACCGAAGTCAACTCGATCAATTGGCAAGCCAAGGCTAGCAGCATAATCTTCATCGAAAGCAGCTTCCGCTTCACGGTAAAAGATATACCCATCAGGATAACGATGAGCAAAGTTAGCAGCAGCTTCAATAGCACAAAGAGTTTTACCGGTGGATTTGTCCCCTACAAGGTTAGACATGCGACCAAGTGGCCAGCCACCTCCTAGCACGCAGTCGAACACGACGCATCCAGTAGGTATGAACTGGATTTTACGCTCAGTTGTGGTGATTGGTTCTTCGGTGGGCACTTCACCCTCACCTATCCTGCGACGACGAGCCATGATGATACCTCTTTTGAGAAAAGAGCGGGCGGCACCGCAGGGTCCACGGGTTCAGTGCCGCCCGCCTCCCGACCGAGCACAGCGGCCTGGGCTAACCGCGCGCTACAAGGTCGAGACCAGTTACTTCTTACGACGCTTCTTCAAGTCATTGAGGCGAGCTTTGGCGCGGCTAGCAACAGTTTCTTTGCTAAGCTTAGCCTTGCTCTTTGAACGAGGTTCGTCATCCTCGTCTTCATCCTCCTCACTATCTTCGTCGTCTTCATCATCTTCACTATCTTCGTCGTCTTCGTCTTCGTCGCTTTCCTCGTCTTCGTCCTCGTCCTCATCCTCTTCTTCAGTTTCATCCTCGTTGTCTTCGTCCTCATCATCATCTTCATCTTCGTCATCATCGTCACGACGGCGACCTTTTGACGACTTGCGAGAACTACTACGCGGTTCATCGTCTTCTTCGTCCTCGTCCTCGTCCTCCTCATCAGCATCATCGTCGTCCTCCTCGTCGTCGTCGCGCGACTTGGACTTTGACGCGCGACGCTTAGAAGGGAGGTCGTCGTCTTCTTCGTCCTCGTCGTCTACGTCGAGCTCTTCCTCTTCATCATCAGCATCATCAAGTTCTTCATCTTCGTCTTTCAAGCGCTTACGTTTACGCGGTGCTTCGTCTGCGTCATCACTGCGCTTACGGCGACGGCGCGGCGTTTCATCCTCATCATCAACCACATCGTCATCATCTTCATCATCAGATGATTTCTTTGCGATTTTGCCGTGCAGCACCTTTTCGATGTGATCATACTCGTAGAACTGAAGTAAGTCGGGCAGTGGGTTATTCTCGATAATCTCAAGCCACCGCTCTTGTTTACTGTCATTCTTGCTGAGAGGCGTTGGGTCACGGTCGATTTCAACGCCAATATACTTTGAATGAACTTCCTTACCTTCCTTGACAAAGCTAATGTCGTAGCCGTTGTCAGGATCATCGATGAGGATTGGCTTGTTAGATTTCTTATCAACGCTACGCGTATTGATTTCACGGAACAACGTGAGTGGCATGGGCCAAAGTTGCGGGCCAGCTTTCTCGTTGTCGCGATCAATGAGCCACACAAGCGCGCGACGGCTCACACGCAGGTTATCACGCTCCTCTTCATCTTCACTGGCGTCACGAGCTTCACAGATAGGACAAGGTTCGTCCTTCATCTTACGCAGGCACAGATAAGTTGTGTTATCAGCACCGACGCGATAGTGCAGGTCAACAAAGATGTGCCAACCGTCACCGTACTTTTCTTGATCATCCCAAGTTGGCGGGAGAATACGAATATTATTTTCTCCGTCACGTGGCTTGAAAATCTGAAGATCTTCACCGTTCAGCCATCGATCAAACTGATTGGCGAAAGCCTTCGATGCACGAGCAACGCTTTCTACGGTGCGGTTAGCACCACGGTAAACAAAGCCTTTCTTCTTTGACGCCTTATCCTTAACCTTGTCTTTCTTTGCCATTGCTTACTCCTAGCTGCATATGAACTAAGCTTTGCTAGCCTAACATACGGCTGGTTACTTAGACTAGGGGGTTTACTCGCCCTTTAAGGCGCGTCGTTCTTTTAGTGCCTCACTTCTCAG